GGGCCGGCAGTGGGCCCGCCTCCGTCTCCACGCTCGCCACCTCGAGCAGCATCAACTCCAGCCGCTCCGTGGTGAACGCCCCGTCCTTCAGCTACTCGCCAACGATCCAGGTTGGCCAGGGCGTGAGCCCCACGGAGATCTCCCGGGCGGGCCAGGGGCAGTTCGAAGAATGGATGAACGCCAGGCTGGCCAACGGGCTGGCCGGACTTGATGGGGGGTAAGCCGTGTCCGTCTCCCTCATGTACGAGACCAGCAAGCGCGACGTGGCGCTGGAACTGGACGCATTCACCACCGAGAAGCACCGGGGGGACGTGGACCTTCCGCGGCACCCGGTGGAAGACGGGCTGGCGATTGCCGATGACGTCCAGGACAAGGGGCTGGGCTACGAGGTGACGGGCATCGTCTCCGCCACACCGCAGACGGCGGACGAGACGGCGGGGGCCCGGGTAGATCGCGTCTTTGACGTGCTGGAAGAGCTCCGCAAGGGCGCTGAGTTGGTGACGGTGGCGACGCTGCACCGGACATACCCACACATGAAGCTCTCCAGTTACACCGGTGAGCGCGACGCGAAGAAGAGCGGCCAACTCCGCGTGGCGCTCACCTTCACGGAGATCCGGATCGCGACCTCTGAGAAGGTGAAGATCCTGTCCAGCAAGGCGCCCAAGTCCACGCGGGACAAACTGAATGCTGGGAAGCAAGTGCCCAACCCGGCCAGCGAGTCCGTGGATAAATCAATCCTGGCCACCGGCTACGATAAGCTTTTCGGCGTCTTTAAGTAGGTGAACCGCCATGGCCAACCTGGAGCTGCCCCTGCGCAGCGACGTCGCCCACTTCGAGTACGCGATCACGCTGGAGGGCACCACCTACCGGCTGGAGTTCATGTACAACGAACGCGCCGCGGGGTGGTTCCTCACCGTGCGTGACGAGATCGGCGCCGTGCTGCTGGCCGGGCGTCGCCTGGTCATCGGCTTCCCCCTGGTGCGGCCGCGCTTCCAGGATCCGCGCCTTCCACCTGGCACGTTCCTGGCGCTGGACCTCGAGGGGAAGGGGCAGGAAGCGGGGCCGGACGACCTCGGCAACCGCGTGGTGCTGGCCTACGTGGAGTCCACCGCATGACGCGGCTGTTCAAGAGAGACGCCACGCTCCTGATCGGCTCCACGTCCTTCCGTGGGCTGCGCATCAGCTTCACGGTGAAGAAGACCGCCAAGCAAGAGCCGAACACGGCGGAGATCACCGTCTCCAACCTCTCCACCGAGAGCCTGGCGCAGATCAAGCAGGGCGTCCCTGTCCGCCTTCTGGCGGGCTACGAGAACACCGCGGCGCTGATCTTCAGCGGGGACGTGCGCACGGCGGAGACGCGCAAGCCGGGCCCGGACCAGGAGACGCTGATCCGGGCGGCGGACGGGGACGCGGCCTATCGCGACAACTTCATCACCAGCAACTTCGCCCCGGGCGCTGGGACGACGGACGTGATCGGCAAGATCGCCGGCGCGCTCGGCGTGGACGCTGGCGAGGCGATGGCGGCACTGAAGACGAAGGGCGTGCCGGGCATGCGCCAGTACCATCGAGGCACCAGCGTGAGCGGGAAGGCCTCCCAGGAGATGACGCGGGTGCTGTCAGCGGCTGGCCTCGAGTGGTCCATCCAGGATGGCAAGCTCCAGATCCTCGCGCCCGCGGAGGTGGCACCGGGCACGGCGATCCTCCTCACTCCGGACACGGGGCTGGTGGACTCGCCCGAGCTCAACGTGACGGAGGAAAGCGAGAAGAAAGGCAAGCGCCCGCTGCTCAAGCTGAAGTCCCTGCTGCAGCCAGAGATCCGGCCGGGCGTCGCGCTGCAGGTCCAGGCCCGCGGCTTCCGTGGGCTCTTCCGGGCGGAGAACGTGGAGCACACCGGGGACACCTACGACCAGCCGTGGTACACGGAGATCGAGGCCCGGCCGCTATGAGCAACGAATCCATCGGGCTCGATCAGTTCATCCGCCGAGCCCTGCAGCTCCAGCTTCTGCGCTTCCGGGTGTGCCTGCCCGGGAAGGTGGTGAGCTACCACGCTGGCGAGAACCGGTGCGACGTCAAGCCCATGCTGCCGGACGTCTATACGGATTCCTCTGGCGCCCAGCGCGTGGTGGATATTCCCATCATCAACCGCGTGCCCGTCATGGTGGACCGGGGTGGTGGCTACTCCATCACCCACCCGCTCAAGGCCGGCGACTTCGTGACGCTCCTGTTCTCGGACAAGGCGCTGGATGGCTTCCTCATGGACGGCGGCCAGCGCACCCCCGAGGACCCGCGCACCCATGACGTGAACGATGCCATCGCCTTCCCGGGCCTGGCGGACTTCGCCCACCCGCCGCCGGACATGGCCGCAGACCACATGAGCCTGGGGCCCGAGACGCCCAGCGGTGGACCGGCAGCGCTCCGGATTCACTTGCGCCCAGGTCGGATAGGACTTGGTGAAGATGCCCCCGCTTACTCGGTTGCGTTGGCGGAACGGGTGCTGGAAGAGCTCCAGACACTGCGCAATACGGTTGCGTCCCTGGTGACGAAGTTCAACGCCCACGGGCATCCAGTCTCCACAACCGGCACAGCGAGCGCGCAAACTGGATCTACGACTGGAATCACGGGCGCTGGCCAAGCTGCGCCAGCAACTGTGGCAGCAATGGCCAGCAGCACCGTGAAGGTGAAGGGATAGGCCATGGCCATTGACACCGAGATCCGGGACCTGCTCCTGGGACCAGACGGACCCGTCATCCGCAACGGGGACTTCGTCTTCGTCCGCGGCAAGGAAGGGATCGCCCAGAACATCACCACCGCCTTGGCGCTGGCGGAGGACGAGTGGTGGCTAAACCCGGACGGCGGCCTGCCCGTGTTCTCCGAGATCAACGTGAAGAACCCCCGGCTGGAGCGCATCCGCGCGCGCGTCTCCGCCATCATCCTCGGGGTCCCTGGCGTCGAATCCGTGGACATGGATCTGGCCTTCGACGACAACTCCCGCGAGCTCACCATCAACTTCACCGCGTACACCGAGGCCGGCGAGATCACCGATGCGCTGATCCTGAAGGCCGAGAATGAGGAGAGCGCATGAGCTACGGCGCGTCATCCATCGGCGGTAGGCTCATGGGATGGAGACGTCTCAGGCTGAGCCAACCAAGATCTGCATCAAGTGCAGCGCACCGAAGCCGGTGGCCGCGTTCTCGAAACGCCAGGGCGCCAGATGCGGGCGTGGCAACGTCTGTAGGGACTGCACCAGGAAGTACAACCGGGACTACTGCGCTCGTACCCACCGCCGCGACTCCGAGCGCGAGCGCTGGAAGAACAGCCCAGAGCGCCGCGAACGGCAGAAGATCCGGGCCAGGAGCACGCACGCCAAGCGCCAGCGGTTCGCCTACCAACTCCGCAAGGACTTCAGCATCACCGTCGAGGACTGGGCCAGGATGTACGAGGCGCAACACGGAAGATGCCCGGGATGCCACCGCCAGCTGCTCTTCGACCCATCCACGGTGGTTGATCACGACCACGACACGGGCGCCGTGCGCGGGCTTCTCTGCTCCCTGTGCAACGGGGCGCTGGGCATGGTCCGTGACGAGCGAGCGACTCTTCTTCGCCTGGAGCAGTATCTGGCCAGGAGCGAGGTCCTAGAATGCCGTACGGGGTGACGTCAGCCGGGTTCGTCCGCAAGCCGTTCGCCATCATCCAGACGGAGACGCAGGAGTTGTTCCGCACCACGCTGGGGCTGGGCAGCCGCTTCGACTTCTCCGAGAACACGCACATCGGCCGGCTGGTGTCGGTCATGGCCGATCGCGAGGCTGCGCTGTGGGAGGCGATGGAAGCCGTCTACGCCAGCCAGTACCCCGACACGGCTACCGGCGCCTCCATGGTATTCCTTGCAGCGCTCACCGGCACCGTCCAGGAGCCCGCCCGCTTCAGCACGGTGGCGCTCACCTGTACCGGCACTCCTGGCACCATCATCCCCGCTGGCCGTGTGGTGGCCATCCCCGGGACGGAAACCACCTTTGAGACGCTGGCGGATGCCACCATCGGTGGCGGCGGCACTGTCTCCGTCCAGGCGCAGTGCCAAGTGCTCGGGCCCGTCGAGGCCCTGGCGGACTCGCTCACGGAGATCCGCACGGCCGTCTTCGGGTGGGCCTCGGTGACAAACCCGCTGGACGCGGTGAAGGGGGCGAACCTCGAGACGGACGAGTCCCTGCGCCGGCGCCGCGAGGAAGAGCTGCGCGCGGTGGGCAGTGCCTCGGTGGCTGCCATTCGCTCCGCCGTGCTGCAGGTGGACGGAGTGACGGCCGTCCGCATCTTCGAGAACAGCACCGATGACACGGACGCGGACGGTGTGCCCCCTCACAGCTTCGAGTTGGTGGTGCTCGGGGGCGTGGACGCGGACATTGCCCAGGCGATCTGGGACACGAAGGCGGCCGGCATCGGCACCTACGGCACGACCACCGTGGCGGTGCTGGATGTGGAGAGCGTGTCCCATGACGTGAGCTTCAGCCGCCCGGTAGAAGTGCCGATGACCTTCGTGCTCACCGCGGCGATCTCTTCGAGCTTCCCAGGGGATGGGGCCGCGCAGATCAAGTCGGCCATCATCAACCGCGGGGAGCTGCTGGCGATCGGTCAGGACGTCCCCTTCACCGCCTTCTACCCGCCCATCCATGGGGTGACGGGGGTGGTGTACGTGCCGAGCCTGACGATCAACGGGGGCACGGCCAACCTGGCGATCACCTCAAGGCAGATCGCAACCTTCGACGCTTCGCTGATCACCGTCAACACCACCGCCGCCGTAGACACCTGAGCCATGGACGCGATCACCAACCATGAAGAGCAGGCGCTGGCCCGGCTTCCGGACGACTCGCGCAACGAAGTCGAAGAGGCGCTGGTGCGATGGTGGGCCCTCCGGATCCAGGACCTGGACAACGTGGCCATGGAGCTCTTCACCAACCGCACCATCGACACGGCAGTGGGCGCGCAGCTGGACGGGCTTGGGGCCATCGTTGGCGAGCAGCGCGGAGCGAGGGATGACGACTCCTACCGGCTGCGCATCCGCGTCCGGATCCTTCTGAACCTGAGTAGTGGGCGCGCGGACGAGCTGCTGCGCATCCTCCGGATGGTGACGGATCGGGTGCTCACGCTTGGCGAAGAGCCGCCAGGCGCCATCTCCATCGCGGTGAGCGGCGGGCCCGCGGAGCTGGTGGACGATCTCTTCGCCGTAGCGCTCGAGGCCAAGGCCGCTGGCGTCCGTCTCTTTCTCCGCCACCAGGACGGAGCCGATGCGGATCGCTTCACGTTTCAGGGGGGGACGGGGAAAGGCTTTGGCGCCGTGCTCCCGGATACCATCGCAGCCGCTGTGCCCGATGGCGAGAACGTGGGGAACTTCAATCCAACGCTGTATCTGGACGGGTTCGGTGCCATCCAGTGGGATTACGAGATCGAGATCACCGTCACAGCAGCATACTTTTCCGATCCCCCCGACAACACGATGTACGTGGTGGAGTTCTACGCGCGGCTCGGTCCCCATGAGTTCCCGCTGCTGTACTACTTCATCCAGGACATCAACTGGTCGGGCGACACCTGGGCCGTAGCGCTTCAGAACTATCCCGGAGGCGTCACATACGCGGGCGTCTCCATCTACTTCGAGGGCAACAATGCGGACGAGATTTATGCCGATGATTCATGGACGTGCCAGGTGACGACAGCGCATGAGGTGCGCGGCGGAAACTTCATCAACGTTCAGGCCGGATAGCCTGCTGGGGCACATCGACTCGGCCCCGCGCGCGGAGCTTGTCGGCAGCGATGCGGATGGACTCCAGCGTGATCATCGACAGGATCGACTTCTGGCCCGGGTACAGTGTTTGGCCCTCTTCCTTCATCGCCAGCAGCGTATGCTCCGTGATGGCAGCGAGCGGTTGTCCATGCAACCACTCGGCCTTCTGGCGGATCCACACATCAAGCGCATGGGGCGCTTCGTCGTGAGCCATATCGCTACTCCACGAAGGGGTGGCTGAGCACGTAGAGTTCTTCGCTCAAGCGTCGATTCTTCCCCCGACAGGCACTCTCTTCGAACTCTTTGGCCGAACGCACGATGGCCGCGAATGCTTCCGGTGTCCCGTGACTCAGGTCGATCTTCACCGCGATGCACGCGAGATACAGGCGAGCGGCCAAGCACCGCCGCACTGACTCTGAGAGACGCTCGGCTGGCGCAAGCGCCTTGCTTTCGAACAGTGCCGCCCGCGCGTTGAGGACGCAGAGATGGGCGGGCCAGCGGCTCAAGTCGTCCTTGAGCCGCTGGCC